AACAAGAATGAATCTTACCGAGGCCAAACTTAAGCATCTCGTTCTCGAGGAAGTCCATCGCTATTTAATTGAGCGCGACCGACTCTTGTTAGAATCTATTATTAAAGAAGAAGTAGAGCTTCATCTCTTAAAAGAAGAGTTGGTTTATCTAAACGAGGTTTGTTTAAATGAAGGGGTGATGAGTTACCTTAATAAACTTTTCGGAGGTGATGAAGAGAAATGGAAAGAGATCGTAGATGGTGCCTCCGAAGGGAAGTCTCCTGAAGAAGTATTACCAGATAAAGAGACATTCACAGGTTGGCCAACCAAACGCAAAATGGCCCTCTTGGCTCTCGTTGCGGTTCTTTTTGCCGGCGGTATGGATTTTGCCACCGGATATTATGATGTTTCAACCCAATCATCAACAGCCGCTGAAATGATTAGAGATACAATGGAAGATGCCCAACAGCGCGCCCAAGACATTAGTAACTTTAGAGAGTTGGCAATTCAAGATGCATCCGCCGAGGGAGATTTTGGAGGCATGCCCACTGATCAAGATAGTGTTGATAAGGTTATGAACGATATAAGAAACAATTATATGCTCCAAGATGCGCCTTTGGATCCTGCAGGTGGTATGGGATACGCAACCGGCCAAGGACAAGCTACTGATTATGCGTTTGTTCCTGCTTCTGATATTTCTGACGATACAGTATTGCCTTTCTCGGGAATGACTAAAGGTGATTTTGAAACTCTCTTAAGGGTACAATGGTTGGCTGGGGCAGGCGGTGGCGATCAGCAATTGGTGGATTATGTCACAGGAGGAGATAAGCCCGGCTCCTCCACGTTCTGGTCATATCAAGATAGTATGCAAGCCCCAGTCGTTGACGAAAGAGGCTCATCGCCCGAAATGCAAGATCAAATGTTAGATATGTATGGGGATGTGGGAAAAACCACTCTGATATTGCCGCTAGAGTGGTCTGTAGCTTACGATGTTTTACAGCAACGTCATGCGGCCGGCCGAATATAGGGATAATTTTTCTTGCATTGGGGCAACTAGTGTGGTATGATATATCATGAATGCGATTAAGAAGGTAACCAGATTTTTCAGCCAGACAATTGTAGAGGCTGTGTTTTTTTCAATGGTTTTTTATATGGCATTCTTTTTTTTCCAAGCATTCTAGGAGGGATATGTGAAGTTCGCGCACGTTAGCGATACCCACATCAAAAATTTAAAATATCATTATGAATATCGGGTAGTTTTCGAGCAGCTTTATGAAGCGTTAAGAGAAGAAAAGGTCGATTACATCATTCATTGTGGTGACATAGCACACACCAAGACACAAATCTCACCAGAGTTTGTGGATATGTGCTCACATTTTTTTGAGAACCTTGCCAGCATCGCCCCAACATATATTATCTTGGGAAACCATGATGGCAATTTAAGAAATAGCAGCCGGCAAGATGCAATATCTCCGATTGTTAATGCGCTTGATCATTCCAATCTGCATTTGTTAAAAGATTCAGGCGAGACTGATATAAACGACAAGGTCTGTTTGAATGTGCTTTCGGTCTTTGACCGAGACAATTGGATGAAGCCAAGCGATCCTGAGAAGATCAACATCGCACTCTATCACGGTTCAATCAGCAAATGTAAAACAGACACAAACTGGACGATGACATTCGGCGAAGATGAGATAAGCATCTTTGATGATTTTGACTTCGCAATGCTCGGAGATATTCACCGCCGTCAGTTTTTAGACGCTGACGGCCGCATTTGGTATTGTGGAAGCACCGTCCAGCAAAACCATGGCGAGACAAACGATAAAGGCGTTTTGATTTGGGATATTAAATCCAAGGATGAATGGGATATTGAGCCCATTGTTTTTAAGAATCCGAAGCCCTTTATAACTTTGGAGCTTTCGCCTCGCGGAAGAATGCCTCGCAAGGCCAATGTGCCCGAAGGTTCGCGCCTGCGTCTTGTGAGTCTCAATAACTTACCGCTTGATGTTATGAAGCGGGCCATGGATATTGCCAAACACAGATTCAATCCAGAATCGATTGCATTCTTGAATAGAGCAGCAGGCGAACGAGGATCGGTAGAAGAAATCACAAGCACAATTAAAGCGGAAAACCTTCGGAGCATTAATGTTCAAGAAGAATTCATCGATGAGTACTTGAAAGATTATCAAGTAGGTGATGAAACTATTGAGAGAGTGTATGAACTCAACCGCAAATACAACAAAATTGTGGAGGACAATGAAGAAATCTCCAGAAATATTAACTGGAAGCTGCGATCTTTCAAATGGGATAATCTATTTAATTATGGAGAAGACAATGCCATTAACTTTTCTAACCTCTCGGGCATTGTTGGAGTATTTGGAAAGAACTTTACTGGGAAGAGTTCTATTATCGATGCTATTCTTTACACTCTCTTTAATACAACGAGCAAGAACGAGCGCAAGAATCTTAACATCATTAACCAACACCAAGAAACCGGAAACGGAAAGTTAGAAATTGAAATCGGTGAGAAGATATATTCAGTAGAGCGCTCATCAGAGAAATACACTAAGCGGCTCAAGGGCGAAGAAACTCTCGAAGCCAAGACAAACTTGAACTTTGAGGTTTATGACTGCACGACGGGAGAGACAACTTCATTAAACGGCATTACACGCAATCAGACGGACGCTAACATCCGTAAGCGGTTCGGGACTGTTGAGGACTTTTCGATGTCTTCACTGGCCTCTCAACACGGCGCATTGTCATTTATTGATGAAGGTTCGACACGACGTAAGGAAATCATGGCTAAGTTCTTGGATTTGGAGATGTTTGATAAGAAGTTCAAGCTCGCCAAAGAAGATTCCATCGACGCCAAAGTTCTTTTAAAGAAGCACGAAGATCGAGAATACGATAGCGAGATTGAAGAAGCTATGCAAGAACTGCTGGAACTTAGAGTTAGCACCGAAGACAGTAAAGCATTTTGTAATATTTTAAAACAAGAGTTGGATGTTCTGTCAAAACGTTTGGCTGTTGTTGATGAACAGATTAATTCAATCCCCAGCGAATATCTTAACATCACGCTGCTTCTGAGACAACAAAAAGAAAAGCAGACGCGAATCATTTTACTTGAAGAGAAGATTCAAGAACAGAGAGAACTGATTGATCTAAAACACCAAAAGCTTACAAAGTCAAAGATGTTTATAGAAGGTGTGAATATAGATGAGCTTGTTGAAAAGAAGCATCAAATCGAAACTCTTCAAGAAGATATCAAGAATCTCAACGAAGAGTTAGCTGACGTTAACAAACAAGCGGGATTGCTTTCTGAAATTCCTTGCGGCGATCAGTTTCCGACATGTCGCTTTATTAAAGAAGCGCACATTCAAGTAGCAAATCGCTATACTTTTGAAGTAGAGTTGGAAGATACTCTTAAAGAACTAGAAGCGATAGAGCCAGACAAAGTTGAAAAGCTAGCAGAACAACTTCAAAAGGCGCAAGTGCTTCTTCAAAAGACAGACAAAGAGCTTTCAAACTTGAAGTTAGGCAGAGAGCGAAACAAGAACTCCAAAGCAAATCTTGAATATGAGTTGCGCGAGGTTGATTCAAACATCGAAGAATATAACCAAAACAAGGACGTGATTGAGAATCTCGAGAAGTTGTTTAGCAAGAAGGCAAGTTATGAGATGAGAGTCGAAGGGAAAGCATCCAAGATTAAAACATGCGAAGATAAGACGCTTGAACTTGTCAAACGCATTGGTTCTTATGAACAAAAAGCGCAGACACTAAAAGAGCAGAAGCAAGAACATATAGATTTACAGAGCAGTTACGCTGCGTATGACTTGCTCATGCAGTGCATGCATCCCAACGGAATTGCTTACGACGTTATTAAAAGGAAGATTCCAGTCATCAATCAAGAGATTGCGAAGATTCTCGCAAACATCGTTGACTTTGAGGTTTTCTTTGAGAGCGCAGGCAACAAGCTTGACATTTTCATCAAGCACCCAAAACACGAGGCAAGACCTATTGAAATGGCGTCGGGAGCCGAGAAGACGATGGGTGCGATGGCTATTCGTTTGGCGTTGCTTTCGGTGTCGTCATTGCCCAAGGGCGATCTTTTTGTGCTTGATGAGCCGGGCACAGCGTTAGATGAAGAAAATATGGAGGGGTTTATTAGGATCTTGGAACTAATTAAAGTGTATTTTAAGAATGTTTTGCTTATCTCGCACCTTGATTCTCTCAAAGATTGTGTTGATCAGCAAATCGTTATTGAGAAGAAACAAGGATACGCAAGGGTAAACCAATGAAAATATCAAAATCACAACTCCGCGAGATTATAGAAGACGAACTGCGCAAGGATGCGTTGCAAGAGGATTATGAAGAAGAGGAGGAAGATATTGAAGTAGAAGAAGATGCGGCGCGCATCCAGGAGCGCTCTGGTCTTGAACAATCAATAGAAGCGCTCGTTCAAGAAGAGCTTGAGAAAGATTTGGAAGAACGCAAAAAAAAAAGAAGCGTAAAAAGCGAAAGAAGAACCCATGGGCGATCTGCACGGCAAAAGTAGGTCGGAGTGATAAAGACAAATACGAAAATTGTGTATTATCTGTTAAAGGAGAAAAATAACAATGAAAATCACCAAGTCCCAACTTAAACAGATTATTCAAGAAGAAATGCAAGGACTCAAAGAAATTATCGGTGATGATCGCGGTCCAATGGGCGCCCTCGATCTGATCCGTGACAGCGTAGAAGATATCGAAGATGCCATTCAAATGCTGGAATCTGAAGAAGATGTTTCAGGGATGCTCTTTCATGTAATTAACCGCCTCGGCGAGGCATTGGAAAAGCTAAAATGAAAATCACCAAGTCCCAACTTAAACAGACAATTAAAGGAGAAAAATAACAATGAAAGGCAAATTAGATAAATTAGTTGAGAAAGCGATTTCTCGCAAACTATTGGTATGGGTTACGGCCACCGGCCTAATGCTCACTGCCAATCTGGCATCATCCGATTGGGTGATTATCTCTGGGTTATACCTAGGTGGTCAGGGTGTCATTGATGCCATTGCGAAACTCAGAGGAAGCTAAATGAATGCGGCTAACCTTTTCCGCTTTTTAAAAAGAAACTGGAAGGAGACATTGATAATAATATGTCTCCTTACAGCACTGGGAAAGATGCGCCTTGATTATAAACGCTTGGAAAATATGCATGAAACAATGCGTACAAGCTTACAAGATCAGATTGCTGGTTTACAGCATATTCATGAAGAAGAGTTGCGCCAACGTGATGTGGCTTTAACCGCATATAAAGATCAACTAGATAAGATTGAGAAGACATACGAGAAAGATCTCGAAACGATTAAAGTGGAGCGAGAAAAAAAGTATCAAGAGTATCTCCATCAATTTATTCGAGACCCCGAGCAATTAGCAAAAGATGTTGAGGCGCTATTTGGATTTGAATATGTTGAGTAGCTTACTATTATTATCCAGCATAGCTTTGGCCGATGCGCCAAAGTTTTCTGTTTTAGGGGAACTCGAACCAGCACCGTTTGAGGGTGTTTTATTCGATCCAGAAGCAACAGCGATTTTAATGTCGGAGAAGGAGTTTTGGAGTTCGGAGTGTGATTTGGAAATTGAATTTCAATTAGATAAACAAGCGACAAAATATAAGTTAGAATTCGAGAACGCACAAATAAGTTATAAAGCAGCTTCCGATGAGTGTGATTTAATGCTTGAACAAAAGGATTTGGAGATTGAAAAGTTGCAGAAGGTCTTAAAGAAACAGTCGCCCTATCAGAAGTGGCTTTGGTTTGGTGGCGGTGTTGCTGCCACGGTTTTTGTTGTTAATCTTGCCACAAACTTGGTCACCGCCGGCAAATGAAGAAAGAAGATCCCAATCAAATAGCCGCTGTTGAAAAAGCCATCGCAGAAAAGTATGGCAGCGAAACTATCCAGAATCCCCGCGGAAATTGGGACGAGACCAAAGAAAAAGAATACCTCGAACAAATGAAAGAGTTTTATCAAAAGACTGAGCAAAATGAAGCATGGCAAGAAAAAGTGGATGTAAATGGTATAAAGATATCAAAAAAACTATTTAATAGAGAATCTTTGAAATGTTGTCCTATTTGCAACTCGTTTGCAAAAAAATCAATGGACGATGTTTGTCTCGTCAAGTTTGACTGTTGCCACAAATGCTACATTCAATTTGTAGAGGATAGAGAAGAGAGATGGTTAAAAGGATGGAGACCAAATAATGGCTAAGAAAAACGCAGTTACAGTTTTAGATGTGGTACAAGGGCTTGCGCAAGCAGCCGCCAACGCATACGACGGAACACACATCGAAAGCTTTTCCCCCGATGGAGAAGTTCGCACCGCAGGCTTAAAACGAGAAGAGGGAGACCCCCTTATTGACCGTCGTGTGATGGACGGCTTTAACATCCGGTTCATGGGCCCCCTCCTGTGCGTCAGTTATCAAACTGAACTTCAGATTAAGGAAGTATACGCCCCAGGCTTTGAGGCTGAGATGGAGCAGCGTGTAGCAGACATTGTCAAGTTTCTCAAGAAAGAATATAAGAACGTTACTGGAAACTCCGTGAGCCTCACAAAGGAAGGCGAAGTGGATGTGCTTGTGCAGAGCACGTCTCGCGTTCATTCTTGGGCTCAAGTATACCAGAAATATAAGATCGGCGGACTGGGAGAAACTGTGATGGTTGGCGAAGGTTCTGTAGATGGCGTTGAAAAGAGTTGGCGTGAGTTTCTCGATCTTGGTGGCTGGAAAGGCAAGCGCCCTCAGAACGATACTCGCAAGAAAGGTTCTGAGGTTGAAAAGAAGTGATAAGAAAAAACAAGAAGTTCATTGATCCGCGCTACTTCATGGATGAGAAGATGGAGGAAGCCCAGGAGTCAGCCATCGACCTGGGAAACGCGCACGCCGTCGCTAACAAATTGAAGCCCAACTTCATAAGCTTTTTAAACGATTTGATCGGGGAATATATTGATGGGGACACCGCTAGAAAGTTAATAGAATTAAAGGGAACGACCTTTAGAGAATCTCTAAGCAGCCGCGGCGAAGGATCATCCGTCTTGAATAAAGCGAAGAAGGAACTTGAAACCCTACCGACCGCGGCCGCAAAGACCGCGATGTGGAAGATATGGAAACAAATGGATGAGCTAGTCGCAGCCCCCATGAATCATGGATACACGCGCGACTTCGTGCCTTACCCCAACGTTAAAGAAGTGATGAACGAATTTGTTAACGGTGCTTATAGCCACCGAGATTCTGAAGATAATAAGACGTGGCAAGCTATCAATGCTTGGAATAAGGGCGCCCGAATCGACGCGCGTACGCATCCCTTGTGGGGATCTCACACCCCAGGATTGAATGAGGAGGCCCAACAGGCAGAAACCAAAGCATATGAAAGGGAAATATTAAACCCAGGGATGCTAGCACGCTTAGGCATTCGTAAAGAGAAGCCCGGTCCGCCGGCATATTGGATGAAGAAATACTTCACGCAAAAGGGAAAAGCCAAGGTCATTGAGCATTATCCCGAGCTAGCACCGTTTCTCTCTTAAAGATCACTACTTATGATGTATGAGTTTTCAACTAACCAAAAAACAACAAGTAAAGGAAATATTATCAAACCTGAACCAGGAAGAACAACAAAATGAAACTCACCAAGGCCCACTTAAAGAAGATTATTCAGGAAGAAGTTACACGTTCTTTGACTGAGAGTGATTATGAAGAAGAAAGGATGCCAGATGCCGAGATCTTTCGAAGGATGGCTAACGATCTGCGTACCCTTGATCCCAATAATTATCCCGCTCTAAAGTTAAAACAAGTTGTAGAACTTCTAATGCAACAAGAGGATTTTCAGAACGCTTGGGATCAACTTTTGCGCGATGAAGAATACGAAGAAAGCTCTAGTTAGAGGTATGAGTTTTCAATTAACCAAAAAGCAACAAGTAAAAGAAATATTAAAGTGCGGTAAAGACCCCTCGTACTTTTTAAAGACCTACGCCCGTATATCCCATCCGATGCACGGGCTTATTTTATTTGATACATATGACTTTCAAGATGATCTTCTTAAAGAGTTCAATGACTACCGCTTCAATGTCATTTTAAAAGCACGCCAGTTAGGTATCTCAACTATTACCGCCGGCTATATTGTTTGGATGATGCTGTTTCATCGCGACAAAGCCATCCTCGTAATGGCAACAAAGTTCGCGACGGCAGGGAACCTTGTTAAAAAAGTTAAGAGTATCATGAAGAACCTCCCAGATTGGTTAAAGATTGCTACCATTGATATAGATAACCGGACATCCTTCGAGCTTTCAAACGGCTCTTCTATTAAGGCGGCATCAACGTCTGGTGATGCTGGTCGTTCGGAAGCCCTGTCACTTTTGGTTCTTGACGAGGCGGCACACATTGAAGGTCTTGATGAATTGTGGACTGGTTTGTATCCGACACTATCAACCGGTGGACGCTGTATTGCTTTGTCTACCCCCAACGGAGTGGGCAACTGGTTTCATAAAACCTGTGCTGACGCACAGGTAGGTGCTAATAACTTTAACCTCACAACACTCTCCTGGGACGTCCATCCCGAGCGCGACGAAGCGTGGTATAAGAAAGAAACCAAAAACATGTCTAAGCGCCAGATCGCACAAGAGCTTGAATGTAATTTCAACACGTCTGGGGAAACTGTAATTGATCCAGAATGTATGGAATGGTTGATCACTACCGCTAAAGAACCCAAATATCGCACTGGTTTTGACCGCAACTTTTGGATCTGGGAGGAGTATGATCCGACGTGTAACTACTTGCAAGTTGTTGATGTTGCAAGAGGCGACGGCGCCGACTTTTCAACCTTTCATTTGATCAAGCTCGAAACCTTAGAAATTGTTGGAGAGTACCAAGGAAAGATAACTCCCGATCTATATGCCAACATGCTTAATCAAGTAGGCAGAGAATATGGCAATGCAATGATGGTGGTCGAGAATAATAGTATTGGCTACACGGTGTTGGACAAGCTGACAGAATATGGATATCCTAATATTTATTATTCTATTAAGTCAACTCATGAGTATATTGACCAACATCAAGGAGAAGTACTCACCAATGCTGTGGCGGGCTTTACCACCTCCATGAAAACTCGTCCCCTTATAGTTGCGAAATTAGAAGAGTTTATCAGAAATAAACTAATTAAGATATATTCTACGCGTATTGTTAACGAAATGAAAACTTTTATTTGGAAGAATGGGAAACCACAAGCTATGAAAGGTTATAATGATGATTTAATAATGGCTTTGGCTATTGGTTGTTGGGTGCGCGACACTGCGATTCAAGCAAATACGCGAGATTTAAACTATCAAAAAGCTTTCGTAGATTCTATTATTACAAGCAACACAACTTTTAATACGCGCGTTAAAGGCCAACAGGGCTACAAAGACGATAGTATTCTTGATAAAATGACGGAAGCAAAAAATACGTATGATGAATTCATGTGGATTATAAAGTGAGATAAACTATGGCGCCACCAAAAAAGAACCCCAACAACCCCGAAACTAATCTATTCAAAGCTTTAACACGATTGTTTTCTGGGCCTATTATTAATTATCGGTCTCAATCTGGCCGCAGGATTAGAAGGCAACATTTAGACAAGTTTTCGTCTAGATTTAAAACAGCTTCCGGTCAACAGTTTAAGAAGACACTTTATAATCCGCTAGACACTGTTGCTAGCAATGCTATTGCAAATCAGCGGCGCTCCGAGAGGTACATTGATTTTGACCAAATGGAGTATATGCCTGAGCTAGCTTCATCTTTGGATATTTACGCAGATGAGATGACGACCCATTCTGAACTGCGGCCGATGTTAAACATCAAATGCCCCAATGAAGAAATCCGCGCAGTACTCGCCGTTCTCTTCGATAACATTCTCAACGTGCAATATAACCTTTTTGGGTGGAGTCGCACCATGTGTAAGTATGGGGATTTCTTTCTATATCTCGACATCGATGACAAATATGGTGTAAAATCAGTTATTGCGCTTCCTCCACAAGAAGTGGAAAGATTAGAAGGCCAAGATAGCACAAACCCTAACTATATCCAATACCAGTGGAATAGCGCCGGAATGACCTTTGAAAACTGGCAGGTTGCTCATTTTAGAATTCTAGGCAATGACAAGTACATGCCATATGGAACCTCTATTCTTGAAGCATCACGACGCATCTGGCGCCAGCTAGTACTGATGGAAGATGCAATGATGGCTTATCGCGTCATTCGTTCATCAGAACGTCGAGTGTTTAAGATTGACGTTGGAGGCATTCCCCCACAAGATGTGGAGCAGTATATGCAGAAAGTCGTAACACAACTTAAGAGACATTCTGTCGTCGATCCCACCAGTGGTCGCATCGATCTTCGTTATAATCCGATGAGCATTGAGGAGGACTATTTCATTCCAGTCCGCGCCGGATCTGCAACAGATATTGTTTCGCTTGCTGGTGCGCAGAACATCACAGCAATCGATGACATCAAGTATCTGCGTGATAAATTGTTCTCGGCCCTTAAAATTCCTCAATCTTATCTGACAATGGGCGACGGAGCGGAAGAGGATAAGACAACTTTAGCACAAAAGGACATTCGTTTTTCGAGAACCATTCAGAGATTGCAGAGAGTTCTCATTACAGAACTCACAAAGATTGCAATAATCCATCTTTATACTTTGGGTTTCCGCGGCGATGATCTGCTTGGGTTTTCTCTTTCGCTCAACAATCCTTCTCGAATAGCAGAACTTCAAGAACTCGAACATTGGAGATTAAAGTTTGAAACTGCCGCGGCCGCCACCGAGGGCTTCTTCTCTCGTCGCTGGCTCGCCGAGCATGTATTTGCGATGTCGCATGAGGAATTCCTACGATGCCAGCGTGAAATGTATTACGACCGCAAACACGATGCAGCACTGCAAAGTGTGGCAGAAGCGGCGGCCATGGCAGAAACTGGCGGATTGGGCGCCGGTGGTCTCGGCGGAGGACTGGGGGCGCCCGTTCCTGGAGCCGGCCTAGGCACCCCCCTCCCGCCAGAAATGCCGGCCGGCGAAGCGGGCCCAGCAACACCACCCACACCTGGCGGCGAAGCAGGAGCAGGGGCAGAAAAACCAAGCTCATTGTTGGCGACACCCCCAGCAGGCAAGCGTGATTATGCTGGAGGATACACGACTAAAGGTTCAAAGGGCAAACCCTACTATCCCGTCAAGAAAGGAAAAGATGGACGACAAGACGGTGGAAAAAAGCGCCATCTTGGTTATGAGCGCCACCCAGAACAAGCAAGAGCCGTCCCTAGAAACCTATTCCCAGGCTACGCCGATGGCCTAAAAGCGCTCGGGAAAGGATTCGTTGGTATGTCGGAGGGTGTTTATGAAGGGGACGAATCTATTTATAGTTTGA